TCTGGTTATGCTGGTGATCGTCGCTTTTTCAATATGATTAGAACAATACCAAATGCGCCATATGGCACAAGTGGTGCATATACGTTGAATTATAGGCTTGATGGTAATCCAAATTCGGCATCGCCAGAATTCTTTCTTCACGGCAATAGAGTCATGGAGGAAAAATATTATGGCAAATATCCTTGGAGAAAAATGTAACTTCTACAACATGTGATGGTGATATTATGAAAACTGCTTTGATTACTGGAATTACAGGTCAAGACGGATCTTATCTAACTGAAATTCTTCTTGATAAAGGTTATGAAGTACATGGAATAATTCGTAGAAGTTCATCTATCAATACACATAGAATAAATCATCTTTATGATAATCCCAAGCTAAAACTTCACTATGGTGATATAACCGATTCATTCACTATTATGGATGTGATAAAGAGAGTTCAACCGCAAGAAATATACAATCTTGCAGCACAAAGTCATGTCAAAGTGTCTTTTGAGACTCCTGAATACACAGCAATGGTTGATGGATTAGGTACACTAAAAGTACTAGAATCCATTCGTATTCTAAACATGGAAAAGAACATTAGAGTATATCAGGCATCAACTTCAGAACTATACGGACTTGTACAAGAAACACCACAGACTGAAAAGACACCGTTTTATCCAAGATCTCCATACGGTGTCGCAAAACTCTATGGTTTTTGGATTGTGAAAAACTATAGAGAGTCATACAATATGTTTGCATGTTCTGGTATACTTTTCAATCATGAAAGTCCTAGACGTGGACATAACTTTGTTACGAAAAAAATTGTTGATGGTCTTAGAAATATTAGTCGAGGAAAACAAAAGGTTTTGAGTCTTGGTAATTTGAACTCTCTTCGTGACTGGGGTCATGCAAAGGACTATTGCGAAGCGATGTGGATGATTCTTCAACATCACACACCAGAAGATTTTGTGATTGCCACAGGTGAACAATATTCAGTTCGTGACTTTGTACATCGTTGTGCTCCATATTTCAATATGAATATTGAGTGGAGAGGTTCTGGTCTAGATGAAGTTGGTGTAGACACAAGAACAGGAAATATAGTCATCAAGATAGATGCTAAGTATTTTAGACCGTCTGAAGTTGATAGTTTGTTAGGTGACTCGACCAAAGCTAGAAAGACTTTAGGATGGAATCCTAAGTATGACTTTGATGCGTTGGTGAAAGAAATGTGTGAACATGAATAAGAGTGACAGAATTTATCTTGCATCGCATACAGGTTTGGTTGGGTCTTCTCTACTAAGAACCTTGATGTCACAAGGTTATTCAAACATATTGACAACGGCTAATCAAAAAGTTGATTTGAGAAATCAAGAACAGACTAATCAATTTTTTCGTCAAAACAAACCAGAATACGTTTTTCTTTTGGCATCAAAAGTTGGTAGCATAAACTACAATACAAAAGTTCCGGCAGAGTTCATTTATGATAACGTAATGATTCAATCAAATGTTATTCATGCAGCTAAAGAGAACGAATGTAAAAAACTTTTGCTCTTAGGTTCTGCAACAGTTTATCCTAAAGATGTAGAGCAGCCAATTAGAGAAGATAGTATCTTTACAAACAAGCTAGATGCTTCAAATGAAGCATATGCTCTATCAAAGATTTTTGGAATGAAGATGGCAAAATACTATACTCAACAGTATGGTATGTCAACTATAAGTTTGATGGCGCCAAATCTATATGGTCCAAATGACAAGTTTGATCCTGAAAAGTGTCATGTAATACCAGGACTAATAAACAAGTTTTATAGAGCAAAAATTGAAAATAAAGAAGTAGTAGAAGCTTGGGGTGATGGATCACCTAAAAGAGAATTTTTATATGTTGATGATCTAACGGATGCCTGTATTTTTCTAATGCAGAATTATGACTTACCAGATCACATAAATGTTGGTAGTGATGTTGAGATATCTATTAGAGATCTATCTGAAATAATCAAAAACAAGATTGGTTATGAAGGTAGAATATTTTGGGATAATACAAAACCAAACGGAACACCTAGAAGAAAACTTGATAGCACAAGACTATTTGATATGGGATGGAAGCCAAAAATATCTTTTGATGAAGGCTTGACAAAAACCATCGAATGGTTTATAAACAATAAAGAGAGGTTTACATGAATTGGCCATTGATGGGTGAAACAATAAATTTCTTTGATCGTTTGAAGATGGCATATTTTGCACTCACGACAAAGAAGTTTACTTCTGGAGCAAAAATAAAGAAGTTTGAGAGTGAATGGAGCAATTGGCTTGGAGCCAAACATTCACTGTTTGTTTCTAGCGGAAGTACTGCAAACATGCTATTGGTTGCAGCGATAAAGGAATTATACGATCTGAAAGACGGCGACAAAGTTTTGTTGCCCGCTTGCACATGGGTCACAAACGTTGCTCCGATTTTTCAACTTGGTCTAAAACCTATATTCTGCGATATCAATCTACAAAACTATAGCTTTGATTTGGAAGAAGCAAGAAAGATCGCGGAAAAACACGATGATATCAAAGTCATATTTGTCACGCATCTTCTTGGATTTCCTGCACAAAATGATATACTCGCAAGAATGTTTCCCAAAGCATTGATAATTGATGATATATGCGAGTCTCATGGTTGCTTGGATCGCAACGGATTCAAGTATGGATCACAAAGTTTGGGTGCAACGTTTAGCTTTTACTTTGGTCATCATATGACAACCATAGAAGGTGGAATGATTAGCACAAACAATACTAAACTTTATGATTTGATGCGTATGAAGAGAAGTCATGGGATGTCTAGAGAATCTGAAAATAGAGATAGATACGCTCAAGAAAACAAGAACATTGATCCTCTATTTCTTTTTGTGACAGACGGATATAATTTTAGAAATCATGAAATCTGCGCTGTTCTTGGTCTTTCTCAACTAAAGAGATTGAACTCCATGATAAGAAAGCGTAGGGAGAACTATGTTGATTATGTGGATATAGTCAATAAATTTCCAAATTTGTTTCTTGGTCATGAATATGTCGAGGGGAATAGTAGTTTCTGTTTTCCTTTCATTTGTAAGAGTGAAAAAATTGCAAACGATATAAAGAATGTGTTCAGAGAAAACTCAATTGAGTATAGACCTATCGTTAGTGGAAATCTATTGACTCAGCCATTTCTTGTCAACAAAGGATATAAGATAGAAACAAGTCGAAATCTATGTAATGTGGAAATGCTTCATACTCATGGATTATATGTTGGTAACAATCATATGATTGGCAAGAGACACATGAAGAAACTTTTGGAATTATTGGAGGAAGTAAATGACAAGTTTTGCTGAAAAGTTGGAAGATGTAATTGCAAATACAACAAAGCAGATTCTCTCACAGAGAACAACACCGGAAATCAAGGATTACACGCATACAGATAATTTGGGTGAAGTCATTGAAAAACTTGTCATTCTTCACATAAGAATGTGGATGCTTGAAGATGCAGCGCAGAATGCTAGAACAGATAAAGAGTTGGCAGAGATCAAGAGAAAGATTGATATCTGCTTCAAGCAGAAGAGACCAAAGTTTGTTCAAGCAATAAATGTGATGGTTGATGAGTCTATTATCAACGGAAAATCTTTGGTAGAAGATTCAGTAAAACTATATAAGGGAATAAATTGATGAAGATTGTTTTCTTCAATCATTATCATAGAGGTGATCTATTTACACATAAGGAATTTGTCAGGCATATAAAGAAGCTTTTGCCAGATAACACATATGAATATTGGCACTATAATCATCCAAAAGTCAATTTGGATCTACAAATTCCCCTGACAAATACACCACATCAGATTGATCACAAAATTATTTTTTGCCATATAAACACGAATGAAACTCTAGGTATCAATACTTGGATTGGTGCTTGGTCAGACATTCTTTCCACATATAAGGGTGTAAATCTACAATCTCTATATAATAGTTGGAAAATAATTTTCGACAAGCTAGGTCTAAAATTACATGATGATCCAGAAGAGTATTTGCCAAGTGTAGACTATAGTTTCTTCAATGTGAAAAACGTTGATGAATATATCTCTAGAAGTAAAAGAAAAAGAGTTTTGATTTGCAATGGAAAACCTATGTCGAATCAATCTTTTGAAAGTGATATGCAAGAAATCATTTGTTCAATGGCAGCTAAATATGAGAACATTGATTTTATTTGCACGAAGAAGATTGAGCAAAGATATCAAAATATTCACTTTACGGATGATGTTATAAAGGATGATGATCAGTTTAGAGGTGTAAATCCTTTTTGGAATGATAGACCTCAAAACACATGTGATTTGAATGAAATATCTTATCTTAGCACAAAATGTGACGTTATCATAGGCAAGAATTCAGGTCCTTTCGTATTCTGCGAAACCAAGGAAAACTTCAAAGATCCAACAAAGATAATGGTATCGTTTTCAAACGGTCCAGAAGAGTCTATGTCAAATAAGGTTGATGTCAAGTGTGACTATAGATTGATTACCAATCATGTTGAGAGCAATATCTACAATACTATAAATTCCATTATGGCTAGATTATGAGAAGAAGGGTGTTATGAAAGATATTATAATTGGCGGCGCATCAAATTATACCTGGAATGAACTGAGATACTGGGTCAACTCAATCAAGAAATCTGGTTTTGATGGCGACATCGCTTTATGCATGACAAATGTCACAAAGGAAACGATTGATATTCTTAGATCAAAAGATGTCAAACTCTTTTTGTATGGCACATCAAAAAGCGATGGTAGCTATGTATATGAAAAGAAAGAAGTATCACATGTTGAAAGATTTGCACATATCTTTCATTATCTAAGTTCAACCCGAGAAAAATATCGATATGTAATAACAACGGATACTAGAGATGTAATCTTTCAAAACAATCCATCAACTTGGCTTGAGAACAATTTGAATGAGCATAAGATTGTATGTTCGTCTGAAGGGTTGATTTATGAAAATGAGCCTTGGGGTAACAAGAATCTTCTCGAAACATTTGGTGATTACTTTCATGATATGTTGAAAAGAGAAGTAATATATAACGTCGGAACAATTGCGGGCGAATTCAAGTACGTTAGGGATCTTCTACTAATGATTTTTCAAATGAGCATAAATCGTCCAATACCAATTGTAGATCAGGCTGTGTTCAACTTCTTGATAAATTTTGAACCATACAAAGAAATGACACGCAAGACAACTCACAAAGACGGATGGGCTGTTCAGTTAGGAACTTCTCCACAGGGCGTGAAATCAGGTAGTGGTGATATTGGTTATATTGCAAGTCAGAATCCAACTGAATATATAAAGTATCAGATGAACTATTTGGACAAGACGCCAATCATAGAAAACGATATTGTGATGAATCAAGACAGAATTCCTTTTACAATTGTTCATCAATATGATAGAGTAAAAGAACTAAGTCCAGCTATCAAGTCAATTTACGAATAATTTTTGGTTGTATTTTATCATGAAAAATGTATTTCTAGTATCATCAACAATAGAAACAACTCATGGGGTCTTTAGTCAAGATCAAAGACTAAATCAGACTTTTGATACAATCTTTTCGATTAGAAAGAATGTACCAAATTCATATATTATCTTGTATGATACAAGTGTGACGTTTTCTGAAAAAACTACGAACTCTCTTAGTAGCATGATTGATGAATTGGTACTATTACAGAATAACAAGATGATGATGGAACTAAGTGGTCGTCATCTAAAAAGTTCTGGAGAATGTTTTGCTACCTTTTTAGTTCTTTCTTACTTGAAGGAAAAACAACAGGAATTGTTGAACGACACAAATAGAATATTCAAGATTAGTGGTAGATATCAAGTTCAAGACTCTTTCAACATTGATGATTATCAAAATACAAAGGGAAAATATGTTTTTAGAAAACGTATAAAGTCTTGGCTAAACGAAGAAATGCAAAAGAGTAGACAAGTAGATCACTTATTTGTCACTAGATTTTATTCTTTTTGCTCTACCTTGATTGATGATTATTTGTCAATTCTACCTAGAATTTTGGACGATACCTTTACTGGTCTTGATCTTGAACATTGTACATACAAGAATATCAATAAGGATCTTGTGATTGAATTTGATAAAGTTCATTGCACTGGTCAAGTTGCTTTCAACGGAACAGTAGAAACTGACTAATATATAGTTGTTTTACTTTTTGGAATGAAAAAATAATCAATAATCGGAGAAAAAAATGTCTAATATGATTTATATTGATACTGCAAAAAATAACTTTTTGACAAATAAAGTAAAAATGAATGCTGATGGTTCGGGTATTATTGATCTAATAAAAGACGTTTCTAATCCTATAGGATTAGAAATAGGATCAGATGTCGGGGATACAATATGTTATCTATTAGATAACAATAAAGAGTTATTCATGCATTCTGTTGATCCTTATGAAAATTATATTGATTGGAATGGTAATAACTTGAATGAAAGAGAAAATGTCTATAGATTTTTTCTAGATCGAGTAAAAAAGTTTGAAAATAGATGCACTCAGCATAGAATGAGATCTGATGATGCAGTTTCTCTATTCGATAACAATTTTTTTGACTTTATTTTTATTGATGGTCTTCATACTTATGACCAATTAACAAAAGACTGTTTTAATTATTATCCTAAATTAAAATTGGGCGGATTATTTTGCGGACATGATTACACAGTTATTTCGGGAGTCCATAAAGCTGCAAATGAATTTGCTAATAAAGTGAATAAAAAAATTTCAACAACAATAAATGACGTGTGGTATTGGTATAAGTAATTGAAATGAAAAAAATACTTGTTACTGGTGGTGCGGGATTCATCGGAATCAACTTTATAAAGCACATCAAGAATATTGATTCACCTGATATTGTCGTTGCTGATATGTTTACCTATGCAAGCAATCCTGAAGAACTTGTCACCAACATGAAAATCGACACTCACTGCATAGACTTGTCTGATAAAACATACGTTGAACGTCTATTTGAAATGCATGAGATTAGTCATGTCGTACATTTTGCTGCTGAAAGTCATGTTGATAGATCAATCAAGGATTGTCAACCATTTATACAATCAAATATTATTGGTACAGTCAATCTATTGAATGAAGCAGTGAAAAACAAAGTTGAAAAGTTTGTTCACATATCGACTGATGAAGTTTTTGGCGAAGTGCAAATTCCAGACAAATTCAATGAATACTCAAACATATGTCCAAGAAATCCATATTCAGCAAGCAAAGCTTCGGCGGAGCATTTTGTTGAAGCATACGGTAATACATATGGATTACCATATGTCATAATAAATTCATCAAACAATTATGGACCATGGCAATATCCTGAGAAGTTTATTCCTTTGGCAGTCAATCGAATCTTGAATAATAAGAAAGTGCCTATTTATGGAACAGGCAATCAGATTCGGGATTGGATCTTTGTCAAGGACGCCGTTGAAGCTATTCGTCGTGTTTTACATCATGGCAAGACACATGAAAGATATTGCATTGGTGGAGAAAATGAAATTTCAAATATAGAACTTCTTCGCATGATAATTCAAAAGATAAATGTTGATGAAACATGCATAGAACATGTTGCTGATCGTCCCGGACATGATACTAGATATGCAACATCAATAATGAAGATCAAAAAACATCTAAATTGGAATCCAAAGTATAGTCTATCAGATGGACTAGACGAAACTATAGAATGGATAAAAAACAATGAAAATAGGATTTAATTGTAGTAGCTTTGATTTGCTTCATGCTGGTCATGTGACCATGTTGAAGATGGAAAAAGAACTGTGTGACTATCTAAAGGTTGCACTTCAAGTAGATCCAACAGTTGACAGACCCGGAATCAAAAATAAACCAATTCAAAGCGTATATGAAAGATATGTACAGCTTCAAGCGTGTAAGTATGTTGATGAAATATTGGTATATGAAACTGAGTTTGATTTGCTTCAGTTGTTGATGACACAAACAATTCATGTTCGTTTTCTATCAGACGAATACTTGAATAGGGATTTCACGGGAAAACAATGGTGTATTGACAACAACATCGAATTGCATTATCATAAACGTCAGCACATATATGGTTCATCTGAATTGAGAAAGAGAACATATGATCTTGAAAAAAAGAGATTGGATGAGGTCATCAAGAAAGAAATACCACAGCACGATCCGGGGCTATTGAATACATGATTACGCTAATAGGACACGGTTATATCGGTCAAGCAATTTGGAAGAAACTCGGCTTTCAAAGCTATATCCCTGCATATTGGATCTCACATAAAGACAAGATTCCTAATGATACAAGAGTGATTATCAACGCCGCAGGATACACAGGATATCCAAACGTTGATGCGTGTGAGCTATACAAAGAAGACACGATTGCAGGAAACGTACTATGGCCAATTGAACTTGAAAGAAGAAATTTGCATCTTCCAATCATTCATATTTCAAGTGGTTGCGTATATACAGGATATGAAAAGGATTTTACTGAAGAAGATGAACCAAATTTCAACTTTGATAATGGAAGCTTCTATAGTGGATCAAAGGCTCTTCAACAAAGACTTCTTGCACCGTATCTAAACAAATCATATTTGCTTAGAATTCGTATGCCATTTGGATCAGAAAAGTGTCCAAAAAATCTATTGACCAAGTTAGAAAAATATGCAAAGTTGGTAGACTTTCGTAATAGTCTAAGTCATGTTGATGATGTGGCTACTGTTGCATTGTTTTTTGCTACTAATAAACCAAAGCCGGGAATCTACAATGTCACGAATGGTGGTAGCAAGACAACAAAAGAAATTGTAGACATGATGGGATTGAACAAAGATTGGTTTACTCACGATCAGTTTCGCGCTGCAACTACGGCTCCGAGATCAAATTGTGTTCTCGACAATACCAAATTGAAGACAGTATTTCCAATTCGTAATGTAGATGATGCATTGAAAGACGCTATAGGTAATTACAAATGAACAAGCCATTATTGAAATTGGGTTTTATAGACTATTTCAATCCTATTGATGAATTCTTTATTGATACATTATCTCGTCAATTCCATATAGAAAGAAATGATGAAAATCCAGATTACTTGATATTTTGTGACAAGAACTTTGGTCAACAAAATATGAAATTCAATGATAGAAAGGTCATCAAGATATTTTTCACTGGAGAAAATGCAAGACCTTTTGATTATCATGCTCACCATGCAATCTCATTTGATCATCTTGATGGAAAGCACTTATATCGACTTCCCTTGTATGTTCTAGACAATTGGGTCAACTCAAAAAAACTAGGAATGCTTGATATCACAAAGATACCTAGAAATGCAGTGGCTTCAGAAAAAACTGGGTTCTGTAGTTTTGTAGTTCGTAATGGTGGATGCAATGAACGCAACAACATGTTCTTCTTGCTATCCAAATACAAACAAGTTGACAGCGGTGGTCCGCTATTCAATAACACAGGAGAGATTTTGAATAGAGAGGGTCTTGAAGGATTTCATGTTTCAAAAAAGAACTTCCTGCAAAAGAGAAAATTCAATCTATGTTATGAAAATTCGTCATATCCTGGTTATGTAACTGAAAAGTTGTTTCATGCATTAACATACAATACCGTTCCCATTTATTGGGGTAGTCCAACTGTTGAAGTTGATTTCAATCCAGATGCATTTATTTGTAGGCACTACTTTGAATCCGATAGTGAAATGGTGAAAAGAATAATTGAGTTAGATAACAATGATGATCTATACAATGAGATTCTTCGTCAACCCATATTGAATCCTAGAAATAAAACATTGGATCTAGATAGATTTGTATCATGGTTTAAGAATAATGTATATCGCGGCGTTTTGAATTCATGAAAATTGCACTATGTCTCTCTGGTCAACCTAGATCTTTTATCAAAGGTTATGAATACTATAAACAAAATCTTTTAACAAAATTTGATGTTGATGTTTTTATTCATACCTGGATCTATAATGAATTAGAACAGATAAAGTCATTGTATAATCCAGTTTCATTATTGGCTGAAAAAGAATTATCTTTTGATATAGATCAAAAATATACACATACACCAAATGCAAGCAAATGGCCTCCAAGATTTACTATCTCTTCTTTTTATTCTATTTTTAGATGTTGCTTATTGAAAA